AGGGAATGAGCGAGTGGCTTTCCCCGATTTGACGCTGCTTGCCGACGTCAAGGCGTGGCTGCAGACGGGTCAGAACGCCTTTCCAGCCACTGACGACGCGCTGCTGACCCGCCTCATCACGGCTGCGAGCCAATACATTCAAACTTGGCTCAACCGGCAAATCGCGCTCGCCGACTACGCTGAAACACGCGACGGGACTGGCGGCGACCGGCTGCAATTCGCGTGCTTTCCGGTCACCGCCGTGCTGTCGCTGACAATCGACGGCCAAGCCATACCCGCTGCAAGCTCCTTCGGGGTCGCAGGATACAGCTTCAGTCCTACGCAGCTTTCGGTTTGCGGTTACCGGTTCAATCGGGGCGCGCAGAATGTCGTTGTCTCCTACACAGCGGGATATTCGACAACTCCGCCCGATGTCGCGCAGGCATGCATCGAACTCGTCGCACTTCGCTATCGCGAACGTACACGCATTGGTGAAGTCTCGAGGTCACTAGGCGGCGCCGAGACCGTTGCCTACTCGCAAAAGGACATGAGCGACGCGATCAAAACGCTGCTGCAGCAATATCGCCTCGTCGCGCCGATCGTCGCGCTACGGCCAACGCCGATGCCGCAATCCTAGCGAGGCAGCGCGCCGTGATAACTGCTCGCCTGGTCGGAGACGACAGGGTTCTGGCGTGGCTGCGCCGCACTCCGGACGCGGCCGCTTCCGGGATCGCCCGTACGATCGCCGCTCTGAGTATCGATCTTCAGCGCAGGATTTCGTTGGGGTGGCGCGATCGCATCGCAGCGACCGTTTCCGCCGGCGATGCATATGCCGGCGCCCGTTCCGACATCAGAGCGGATCTGCAGCGTCGCACGAAAGCGTTTGGCCGCGTGAGATCCGAGAAAGCATTCAACATGCGTAGTTACCGCCAGCGGACCGGCCTGCCCGAGGCGTCCTTTATGCTTTCAGCGTTGGAGGATATGGAACCCGAAATCCGCGATGAAGTGGAGGCGGCGTTGCGCAGCGCGCTGGCACGCTGAGGTTCGTTAGCCGATCTTTCGAAATCGATGATAGTTCGAGAAGCAATCTACGCTGCGCTGTGGGAGCTCGCAGCGGGTGCGGCCCCCTTCGTAAGCGCAAATCGGCGTCTGCGGCATTGGGCCGATTTGGCCGCCGCCGAACAGCCGGCATTGTTCATGAGCGAAAAAGGCGGTTTGGCCACAACAAAAGCACTCAGCGCGCCGATCGTGTGGACACTCTACGCCGATTTCTACGTGTATGCGCACTCGAGCGATCCCTATCTGGCCCCCGCCGCGATATTGAACCCGCTGATCGACGCTCTCGAAGCCGCGCTCGCACCATCGCCGACGACCGGCATCCAAAATCTGGGGCTGCCTGAGATGGTTCAGCACGCCTATATCGCGGGCAAGGTTCAGACGGATGAAGGAGTGCTCGGCGACCAGGCGATCGCGATCGTACCGGTGGAAATCCTTTGTATATGACGATCGGGCATCCCTCTTTATGCGAAGGAGTAGCCGATGGCCGAGGAAGACTCTGGCATCCCTCAATTCTCCGAGCCCGCTACGATCGACCAGCTCATAGAGGGGTGGTGGGCCGACCATTTCCCGGGATCGCCGGTCGCGCGCGATACGCAGGCCTGGAACGTCGCCCACGCTGCCAAGGAGAGGCTGAAGCGGCTATTGAAAGGGAGTATGTAACATGCAATTGAGCTTCGGCTCGGGTGCCATGTGGGGCGAACGTACGGACGTGACGGGCTCTGGCATTGGCCCACGGCAATTTGGGGTTTTGCAAGATATCGAGATCGACTTCGATTGGACCGATAGAGAACTTTATGGGCAACTGCAGTTTCCGGTCGCGATCGCGCGCGGGCAGGGAAAGATAACCGGCAAAGCGAAATTCGCGCAGATCCTCGGCTTGCTCTATTCCGACATTTTTTTCGGGCTGACGCCGGCTACCGGGCAGTTTGCAGTCTCTCAGCTCGAGGCGGCAACGGTGCCGGCGGCCACCCCCTCTGCCGTTACGCCCGCCAATGCCGCAAGCTACAATGACGATCTCGGGGTCAGTTACGCGGCAACCGGCAAACGCCTCAACCGGGTGACCACGCCTTCGGCGGCCGGCCAATACTCGGTCAATTTTGCCAACGGCGTATACACTTTCTCGTCCGCCGACGCCGCTGCCACAGTGCTGATCTCCTACACTTACAATACTGCGACAAGCGGCAACAAGTTGACTCTGACGAACCAGCCGATGGGCTTCACCCCAACCTTCAAGGCGACATTCTACACGGCTTATAATGGCAGCGGCACAGCACTTCGCCTCAATGCCTGCACTGCTACGAAACTGTCGTTGCCGACAAAGCTCGACACCTGGACGATCAGCGAGCTCGACTTCATGGCGTTCGCCGACGCGTCTGGAACGATCGGCTATCTGAGCACGGTGGAGTGATGCTCCTCGGTGTCGCAGTAACAATGGGCGGCCAGGATTGGATCGTGCCGCCTCTCACCCTCGGACAGCTCCGCCGGCTGATGCCGAAGGTGCGGCAACTGACAGAAATCGGCGCCTCGATGGGCGAAACACAGATTGCGGTACTCGTCGACATCGTCACTGCGGCGCTGCAGCGCAATTACCCGGAGATGACGCCGGACAAAGTAGAGAATTTGCTCGATTTGGGTAATGCCAGCGCCGTGCTCAATGCCGTACTCACCGGCTCAGGCCTCAAGCCAGCGGGAGGAGCCGCCATGGGGGAAGCGCTAGCCCCCGGGACGAGCTCGGGGGCGGAGCCGGGATTCGCTGGGGAGAAATCTACGGTCTCCTCGCCACTGCTTGTGGATACAGCTATCCGGTCATCGACGAGATGACGCTGTTCCAGGTCGAAGAGCTCACATCGTACTGGACGCACCATCCGCCGCTGCACCTGCTGGTCGCCGCTTACCTCGGCTTGGCAAACGATAGGCGCCGGTCGAAGCCGCAGGCGCGCGCCACACGTGAAAAACCCTCCAGCGCGGATGTCGTCTCGATGCTCGCTCAGCTGGGACCTGGATTCACTGGCGGAGATGTGCATGCTGGCCTTTCGCCGGTAATTCTCGATCTTGCGGAATTGCGACGTAGAGCGGGAAGCGCCGACTAGCGGCCCTTCGGTTCAAACGAAGATCGTCGTTGCCGCGAAAGCGCCCCGGGCTACGCCACCGCTGGTCCATCGCCATCCAAACCCGGGGGCAGGGCAAGCGACGAACGGCCGCCTGGACCCCTCCCCGGCCGGCCCCTGCGGGCCGTCCCGGGGATGCGCGGGGTGAGGAGTAATGGCGGCGATGTCGGACCCTATCGCCACCAAAGACGATACCTCGCCGCGAGGCTTTAATGGCCGATTTTGAAACAACCGTTATCATCACCGCGCAAATCGACGGGTTGCGCTCCGGCATGGAGGCCGCAGCCAGCTCGGTTCAAACCGCGACCGATGCGATGCGTGCGCAATTTGGGCTCGGCGACATCGCACAGCAGGTGCAATCGCAGTTGGCCGCGACCAGCGGGCAAATCGGAAATGGTATCGGATCGCTGCAGACGAACGCGGCTAACCTTGCAGGCTCTATGAGCGCCGGCGTGCTGCCCGGCGTCGCTCCGAATGGGGCCGCTCAGGAAAACCTCTGGGAAGAGGAGCTGCTCGCCTATGAAAAATTTCAGAGCGAGAAGGCGAGGCTCGATCTTCAAGCCGCACAGACTAGCCAGCGGACCTGGCAGGGACTAATGCAGCCGATTCAGCGGGCATTCGACACCTCGATCACCGGAATGATATTGGGCACGACGACACTGCAGCGTGCGGTGGCGAGAATTACGCAATCGATCTTGGCAGAATTCGTCAATCTCGGCGTCAGGATGGCGACCAACTGGCTCGCCAGCGAACTCGCCATGACCACCGCGACTGAAGCTGGCGCTGCGGCTCGCACTGCGGCCGAAGGCGAGGGAATGGCAGCCGGGCTGGCAATAAAGGCGGCAAACGCGATCAAGAGCATCACCACGGACGCCGCGCAAGCGTTCTCCGGCATCTTCGCATTCTTCGCGCCTTTGATCGGTCCTGCCGCCGCCGGACCCGCTGCGGCGGGAGAGGCCGCCGTAATGGCTGCCGCGAGCGGGATCGCTTCTGCAGCGGGCGGCTGGGTGGTCCCGTCGGATCAATTAGCCTTGGTTCACCAGAACGAAATGATTCTGCCGGCACGCATCAGCCAAGGCCTCCAGAGCATGATCTCCGCAAATGCCGGATCGGCGGCCGGAAGCAGCCCGGTGGTCATCAATGTTTCGGCAATCGACAGCCAGGACGTGAAGCGGTTCTTCCATAGCAACAGCGGTCTTCTCGTCGACGCTCTCAACAAAGCGATGCGCAACGGCGCGGCGCTGCGGAGCCCGTAATGGCACTGACTTTTCCGGCCTTGGCGGGGCTCGCCTGGAGCGTCACCAAGACGCCGACATTCCAGACCCGCATTCAGCGCGCCGTCTCTGGCCGCGAATTGCGGGCGCTCGACTATCCTCATCCGCTATGGCAGTTTACGTTGGTCTACGATTTCCTGCGTGACGATCCGGGAGCAGGGTTAGACGAGCTGCGCACTCTCCTCGGGTTCTTCATGCTGTGCCAGGGAGCGTTCGGCACCTTTCTGTTTCAGGACCCCAGTGACTATCAGGTAACCGGCCAGCAGATCGGCCTTGGCAATGCGAGTACGGCGATCTTCCAACTACAGCGCGCCATGGGCACGAACCTGCCCGGCGGCGGTTTCTTGGAGCCGATCGTCGCGCCCAATGTCGTAAGCGCGATTTATTTCGACGGGATAACGCAAGACCCGGCGAGCTACAGCGTCGACGCGAGCTCCGGGCTGGTGACGTTTGCCAGCGCGCCGCGCAGCGGACTGATCATCACCGCAGATTTTAGTTATTACTTTCGCTGCCGGTTCATCGATGACAAATACGACTTTGAGAATTTCATGTATCGGCTGTGGCAGCTGAAGAAGCTGACGTTCATATCTGTACGTCCATGAAGCCTGCTAGCCCCGCGTTGATCGCGCTCCTCGCGAGCAGCGATCAATTCATCATGGCGGACCTTTACACGATCACTCTTGTCGGCGGGATGGTGCTCCGTTATTCGGCCGCGCCGACTGCGCTATCCGCCAATGGCCAGACCTTTGCGCCCGGGCCGAAATTCGAGCGTTCTAAAACCAGAGTTGTGATCGGTACCCAGGTCGACGAACTCGACGTCAAGATCTATCCGGAGCCCGCCGACTTGATTGGCGGGGCGCCGTTTCTGGAAGCGGTTTGGCAGGGGCAACTGGACGGCGCGCTACTGCAGCTCGAACGGGCGTTTATGCCGAGCTACGGCGACACGAGCCCCGGAACTGTGGTGCTGTTTGCCGGCCGCATTTCGGACATCGAGTGCAGCCGCACTGGCATCGATCTCAAATGCCGCTCGCATCTCGAGCTGTTGAACATCCAGATGCCGCGCCGTTTGTGGCAGTCATCTTGCACACACAATTTCGGCGACGCGATGTGTCAGTTCGACCGGTCCGCGCTGCAGGCGACGTTTGCCGCCGGGCCCGGCTCTACGCAGACGCAAATCGCCGCTTCCGTCACACCGACGCCGGCAAACCTCTACGCGCAAGGGACGATCATTGGCGTGACCGGAGCAAATGCCGGAGCGAGCCGCACGGTCGCCAATATGGCCGCCGGTTGGGTCTATGTGAAACTGGCGTTTCTCTCGCCGATCCTGCCCGGCGATCAATTCCAACTGCTGCCCGGCTGTGACCGCACGCTTGCGACTTGCCAGAACGTATTCAACAACGCTGCTCATTTTGGGGGCTTTCCTTATATCCCGACGCCGGAAACCGCCGTATAAGCCGGGGACCGGTGCTTGCCGGAGTTTTTTGAAGAAATCCGGGAGCGGGCTTCGTTGAAACGCAAATTAATAGCCGCGCTCCCGCGGGCTGTCACTGGGTGGCGAACCAAAGACACGATTCCCTAATCGAGCCTTACGTCGAGATTGCTTCGTCGCTTCGCTCCTCGCAATGACAGACCTTTTGCGATGTCATTGCGAGCGAAGCGAAGCAATCTCTGGTAGTGGCATTGGTTACTATATTTCAGGTTCGAACCACCAGCCTCCTGCGCATCCCAGCAATCACACCTTACCGGCCCGTGACGAATCCGTGCGACGGAGCGATGGACCCCGGCTTTACGCCGGGGCAGCGAGAAAATGATTGGAGAAGGAGTTCTTTGATATCCCCCGAGGCTCAGCACCGAGCCAAAGCAACTGCAGCCTCCACAATGGATCCCCGGCGGCTGGCGGTCATCGAGGAGGCCCGCGGGTGGCTGCGTACGCCGTATCACCATATGGGGCGGGTCAAGGGGTGCGGGGCCGACTGCCTGACGCTGCTCGCCGAAGTCTATGAGGCGGCAGGCGTGTTGCCGCACATTGACGTACCGTTCTACCCGCCCGATTGGAACTTGCACCGCGATGCGGAGCGCTACCTGGACGGCGTCACCCAGTACGCGCGTGAAATTGACGGGCCTCCCCAAGCAGGCGATGTGGCCGTCTTTCGATATGGACGCTGTTTTGCACATGGCGCGATTGTCGTTGCGTGGCCGCTGCTGATCCACGCCTGGTGGAATGCCGGGGTCGTCTACGGCGATGCAGACCGCCCGCCGCTCGCCGCTCGCCCCGTACGGTTTTTTGATCCTTTTCCGAAGGCGTGATCATGGGCGGGGTTATCGGCGGCGGGTCCAACGCCAAACAGCAGAAAACGGTCGGCTCTCTGCAGTTCCAAACATCCCAGCATGGCGGCGCAATGCCGCTGGTTTATGGCACCACTCGCGTTTCTCCCAATCTGATCGACTATGACGACTTCAAGGCGACGCCGTCTTCGCGCCAGGGCGGCGTCGGCAAAGGAGGTGGCGGCGGTAAGGGAGGCGGCCAGCAATATAAATACAGCGCGTCGGTTATTATGGGTCTCTGCCAGGGGCCGATTGCCGGCATCGGCACGGTTTGGTGGGACAAGAACGTCGGCACGCTCGCTTCCGTCCCGGCGTCCGTTTATGTCGGAAATGATGGCCAGGCGCCAGATCCGTACTGGCAGACCAATCATCCCGCCAAGGCTCTCGGGTATTCCGGAACTGCGACGGTTGTCGCCAATAACTACGCGATGGGAGACACAGCCACACTGCCGAATTTCTCGTTCGAAGTGCACGGTCTTCTGTCGCTCAGCGGCACAAACGGTCTCGATGCCAATCCTGCATCTATCGTCGCGGATTTGTTGACCAACCCGCGCTACGGAGCAGGTTTTCCTGCAGCGAATCTTGGCGATTTAGCGCTCTATGCAACCTACTGCCAGGCGCTCGGCCTCATACTGGCGCCGATGCTGGATACGCAGCAGGAAGCGCAGCAGCATCTCGCGGATATTGTCAAGATCACCAACAGCGCCATTGTCTGGTCGGGCGGACTGTTGAAGATCATCCCCTATGGCGACCAGGTGGTTACTGGGAACGGGACCGCCTACACGCCCGACACGAACGCGATTTACAGCCTGGACGATGACGACTTTATCGTTCAGGGGACAAGTGTCGGAACGAGCAGCGGGGTGACCTCGGCCGGCCCAGGGCTGCGATCGGGTTCGGGTCCGGTTACCGGCGGTTTCAGCGACGATCCGGTGCAAATCACGCGGTCCACGCCAGCCGATGCGACGAATTCAATTCAACTCGAATGCTTGGACCGATCCAACAATTACAACACCGCTGTCGTGGAGGCTTTCGACCAGGCGGCGGTCGATCTTTACGGCCACCGGCGCGACAGCTCGTTGAAGGCGCGCGCGATCGTCGACCCGGTGACGGTCGGTCCCCTGGTAACGAGTTGCTCCTCCAGCGCGCCTTGCTGTTTCGCAATACTTATAGCTTTAAGCTCGGCTGGAAGTATTGCCTGCTCGAGCC